TCACGAGCGCAAGCCCTTGCGCGGATCATAACCGTCCGGCGGCGACCATGTCTCGAGAAAGGCCTTGAGCGCCTCATCGCTGGGTGGCAGGGCCACCATCAAACGGATCAACTGGTCGCCCCGCTTGCCCTTGGCGCCCGCAAATCCCTTGCCACGCAGCCGCAACAGTGTGCCCGTGGACGACCCCGGCGGCACCCGGACATCGACCGGCCCGTCAATCGTCGGCGCCCGCACCTTGGCCCCCAGCGCCGCTTCCTTGACGCTGATCGGCAGTTCGAGGCGAACATCATCGCCGGCGCGAGAGAAATATTTGTGCTCGGCAACCCGGATCTCGATCAACGCGTCACCGGGCTGGCCACCGCTTGCGGACGGCTCGCCCTGACCGCGCAAACGCAGCACCTGTCCGTCCGAAGCACCGGACGGCACGGCGACATCCAGTGTCCGGCCGCCGGCCAGGGAGACACGATGCTTGCCGCCATGGGCCGCTTCCATGAAATCGACGGTCAGGCTCTGGCGCATGTCGGCCCCCTTGCGCGGCGCCTGCTGCTGGCGACGCGCGCCGCCCTGGGCACCGAAATCGGTGAAGAGGTCCGAGAAGATGTCCTCGAACCCGCCGCGCCCAGCCTGACGTGATTGCCGGAAATTGAACGGCTTGCCACCGGCCGCACCGCCCATGCCACCCATGCCGGGATGGAAACCGGCCCGCGCGGCCGCGTCATACTCAGCCCGCTTGTCCGGGTCGGAGAGCAATTTGAAGGCTTGCGAGACGTGTTTGAAACGTTCCTCAGCGGCGGCATTGCCGGGATTGGAATCAGGATGGAGTTCCTTGGCCAGCTTGCGATAGGCCTTGCGGATCTCGTCGGCCGTCGCCGTTTTGGAAACGCCAAGCGTCTTGTAGGGATCGTCCATGCCCGTCATGCCTGTCCGTCAATCCTTCCGGCTGTGAAGGTCAGGCATCATGTAAGCGGCTTTGCCGACGATATCAAAGCGGGCCTCACAGGTCGGCCTCAGCGGTCGCGACCGCCCCGGCGCCAAGCCGCGCCGACACCTGCGCCACCCGTACCGTCAAATGCGTCGGCAAGGCGCCGAAATACGCTGTCAGCACAGCATTCATGAGCGTCAACCGGGTCTCACCGATATCGTCCAGGCGGACTGTCTCGCCGTCCGCCTCCAGTTCGACCTGCCAGGCCTCAACCGTCTCACCAAGCGGCACCTCCGGTGCCGACCAGTCATCACCACCGATCCGGGTCTGCCGGATCCAGTCCAGTTCGACCCCGTCGGTGGTCCGCGTCAGGGAAAGATGGACCGGCGGCAGCGGCGTCAGGTCAGCCACAACAGGCGCGATCGTGCGCACGCTTGCGGCCTCGTCCAGCGGCGAGCGCCCTGCGGCAACGGCAGCGACGTCCAGCGCCACACCACGCTCATGCGGTGCCAGCATCAGGGGCTGACAGGCGGCATCGAGGATCACCACCCGCGCCGCGGCCGCGGCGGTGCGCGCGACACTGCTGCCCAGACCGCGCAGCAATCCGGTGAGCCGGTATTGGCCCGGTGCGACCAGTTCGGCGTCGCTGAACGCGACAACCTCCCAGACGCCCGGCTCGGCTTCGACGGCAATCCGGTTGCCACCACCGAGCACCGTCATTTCATCGAGACTGTCGGGCGGCCCCCAATCGAGCGCGATGTCGAGACGGGCGGCGCGGTCCCAGCGCCCGACCGGTCCACTCGCCAACGCCTCAACCAGCCGGCCCATCCGCGCCGGTCGGGTCAATCGCAGACGGGTCTGACCGGCCAGCGAGATATCAATGGCGCCCGGCCAGGGTTTGGACCAGGCGGCGACCAGCGGCCCGTCCCGCGCCTCGCCCGATTGCAGCGGCAGGTCGAGAACCTCCAGCGCCGGCCGGGTCGCCGGTCCGGGCAATGTCGCGTCCACCCCCGCCTCGCCGGTCGCGACGGTCAGCCGACGCCCGCCGGGACGGACCAGCTGCGCCGTGCGGCCAAAATCGCCGTCCAGCGACGCGATCCGCCACACTGTGCCCGACACGGTGATCGCATCACCAGCCTCCAGCCCCAGCGTGGCGGGCGGCAGGATCAGGTCGAGCCGTTCCGCCTCGTTCTGCGCCGCTGCCAGCCAGTCTGTGCACCAGCGCCGCGCGGTGTCAGCATCGGCGATGACCGGCACGCTCAGAGTTGCGCTCTCAACCGTGCCGAACGTGTCGCGGGCAAAGGCGTGACCAAGGCGATAGGCCGATCGGTCATCGTAAAAGCCCAAGCGGACATCGCGGATGAGATCAAGCGGCGCCGGATAATGCCGCGTCACACTGCCTGCCTCCGCCGCGACCGGGTCGGTCAGGGTAAGGCCGTCGGTGACAGGTGCGGCCGAGCGAAAACCGACCACCTCATTGCCCTCGATCACATCCAGCCCCAGCAGCGTAACCAGTGGCGCCAACGCGTCGCGCGCCGCGATCGGTCGGTCGACGACATAGCCGGCGACCAGATCGTGGACCGCACTGGTGTCGATTTCGGTCAGGCCCGAGGCGTCGGCCAGTTCGTCGATGATGCGGGCGACCGGGACCAGGCCGGCGCGGCCATTGAGCCAATGCCCGAGCCGCCAATTGCCGCCATCCGACCAGATCTCCGAGCGCGCCGGGAAGTCCGGCCAGGGTCGGGCATCAAAGGCCCAGACCGCGCACCAGTCGGGCTCGACCATCGGCCCGCCATAGACCGGTGAGACCGGGTTGGCCGCCACATCCTGCCAGTGCGCCAGCATGCATTCCAGATAGCGGCGCTGGATCAGATCATCACGGCTGGCATTGGAATACCAAGGCGGCGCGCTCTCGGAGCTTTTCGGGTCGATGAAGACATTGGGCTGGTTGGCGCCCTTGTCGACCGCCGGACAGCCCAGCTCGGTCAGCCAGACCGGTTTCGACATCGGCACCCAGCCGGTCGCACTGGCATCGCGCACACCGCCGGGCCGGTCATGATGGGCGTTCGACCACCAGCCGACGAGATCCTTGTAACGCCAGACCCAGTCCTCGCCATGGCCAACATCCAGGATCGGCGTGCGCAGCTGCGCCTCGCGATCGGCCGGGCTGGTATAATACCAGTCATACCCCTCCCCGCCGGTCAGCCGGCTGGCGAGATAGGCGCGGTCATGCGGGGTCGCGGCGAGGCTTGTGTCGAGATGCCCGTCGCCATCACGCCAATCGGCCAGCGGGATATAAAAATCAATCGCCACGGCGTCGATCTGGGGATGCGACCATAGCGGGTCGAGATGGAATATCTTGGCACCGCCGCCGCTCTGATGGCCATGATACTCGCTCCAGTCCGCGGCATAGGACAGCCGGGTCGCCGGACCGAGCAGGCTGCGCGCTTCAACCGCGAGATCGCACAGGGCGGCAACCGCCGGATAGGCTTCGTCGGCACCGGCGGTGGTCAGCGCGACCATTTCCGAGCCGATCAGGAAGCCATCAACCCCACCCGCCGTCTTGGCGAGGGCGGCGCAATGCAGGATGAAGCGGCGATAGCGCCAGATCGCCGGGCCGCCATAACTGACCATCTCGCCCGCAACGCTGAAATCGCTCGCGGCGGCCGTCCCGAAAAAATCGGCGATCTGCGCTGCCACGCCGCCGCCGACCGGACGGATGCGGCCGCGCCAGGGATAGGCCGGCTGACCGCTGCCGCCATCGGGGTCGGGCAGATCATTGCCATCCGCGATATCCATCAGGATAAAGGGATAGAGGGTAACGCGGAAACCGCGCGCCTTGAGCCTCTTGATCAGGGCGATCACGCCGGCATCATCCGGCGTGCCGCCATAGACCGGCCGCCCGTCGACCCGGCCGATCAACCAGGCGCTGTCGCGATCGGCGCCGGCAACAGACCAGGCGGTTGGCCGGGTCTGGGTCTCGCGATCCTCGACGCCGGGACGGATTTCACAGGCACCACACCGCAGATCCGTGCCGAACCAGGCCAGCACGATCTGCACCGAACGGCAGGCCGGCAGATCGCGTTCCAGATCATCCAATGCCGCCATGACATCAGTCAGGCCGCGCGAATTGTTGCGATTGAGCGGCGTCTCGGCGCCGGGTCCGTCCAGCCGCATGACCGGCTCGGGCGACAGGGCAAACTCGCCGCAACCGGGGATGAGATTGACGCCGCGGACCTGCGTCTCCAGCCCGTCCGCCCCGACCCCGCGAAACACTTCCACCGAGAGATTGGGGATGCGGTGACCGAATTCATCCAGCGGCAAATCCTCGAAGACGAGATAGGCGGTGCCGCGAAATCCCGGCGCCGTATCGCCCTCGATCGCGGTGATCAGCGGGTCCGGTGACTGGTCCTCCGCCCCGTCATGCCAGCGCACGGCAAAGCGCGACTGGTCAAGCAGTGCCCCATTGGCCCAGATCCGGCCAATCCCGGAAACCACGCCCTCACACAGGCCGACGGCGAAGGAGATGGAATAGGAAAACCCGGTCTCCTTCGGCCCGCCCTTGCCGCCGCCGGAGGTTTGCGCGTGTTCAGTAAAACGAGCCGCCCAGATCACCTGACCGGCCAGACGCGCCCGCCCCCACAAGCGTGGCATGGCAGCGCCATCGGTCGAAGTCTGGACCGGCAGCTCAACCAGGCGCGGCCCCTCACGTCCGGGCAACAGCGCATTGACCGCGGCACCGGCCACAGCCTGACCCAGCATGGGCAGGGCCGAACGGGCCAAAGCGAGACCGGTTTGCAGGGCCGCGCGACCGGCTGTCAGGACAAGATCGGCCATATTGCCTCCTCGCTCGGTTCGGTGTCAGGCAGGTCGGGAAAGGCGAAGGCAGCAACCAGGCGGCGGCGCCACCACGGCGTCAGCGCCGTCTCGACGACGCTGCGATGCCAATAGGCGTGGATGATGCGGCCGCGTTGCGACAGCACGGCGCAATGACGCGCCGCGCCGCCCGGCTCGACGGCAAACAACAGCACATCGCCCGGCCGCACCGCCTGTTTGTCGATTTCGCAAAAATGGCGCCGGGCCGCCGCCAGCAAGGCGCCGTCCCAGCTGCCATCGGAAAGGTCGCGCTCATAGGCCGGCACGGCTTGCGGCTCGGCGCCATTCAGCGCCCGCCAGATGCCGCGCAGCAGGCCGAGACAATCACAACCGGCGCCACGACAGCTGGCCCGATGGTGATAGGGCGTACCGATCCAGCGTCGCGCTTCGGCCAGGGCCAGGGCGCGCGCCGAAACCGGGCGGCGCCGTTTCGCCCGCCTCATCCGCCCAGCCCCCGCGAGGCGCCGTCGCGCACCGCGTCTCCGGCCGGCGAGGCCTGCAGCACGTCATTGCCGACCATCCACGGAAAGCCGCGAAAATTGAGCGTGTTGGCGAAACGGTCGCGGCAGGTGGCAAAGGCCTTGTCACAGCCGCCCGCAAAACCGGGATGACCGGGATCAACGCCGCAGCGCGCATCGCCCAGTTCCGCATCACAGCGCCGGGCAAAGACCCGCCCGGTCAGCCGTGACAGGCGATGCGACAAGCCCAGTAGCTCGGCCTCGAAACGGCCATCAACGGCCCGGATCTCGCCCAGCTCGCCCTGGCCGGTCTTCACGCCAAGCGGTGGATCGGCCGACCAATCGACCCGCCAAACCTCGACCCGGGCGCCGGACCACAGCCCGGCTTCAAGATCCGCCTCGCGCAAAACCGCATCATCAAGCGCGCCAACCACGCCAGCCTGGTCCGGTGCCAGACCGGTCGCGGACGCCATGTCGCCACTGCCAAACCCGGTACCGGCACGGCAAGTCACACCGGCAAAGACGAGATCGCGATCATGATCGGTGAAGCCAAAACGGGCGCCATCGGTTCGGGTCACGATCCAGCACTGGCACAGACAGGACACGCCGCTGTCCAGCGCCGCCTGTATCGGCGTCGGGATGGTTCGCATGAACACCTCCTTGCCGCCCCGCTCGGGGGCGACGGTTCAGGGTCTGATTTCGATGAGGGGGATGGAGAGCGCGCTGGCCGCGCCGGGTTCGTCCAGGGCGAGATCGAGCCGGTCGGCGTCGAAACGCACCGGCACGTCAAAGGCAAAACCGGCTGTCACCACAACATCGCTGGCCGGCGGGCTGGCCAGCGTGACCAGGCCGGTCGCCGGATCGACCACAAAGTCGCTCGTCGCCACCCCGTCCAGCGCGACCAGGACCGACCCGTCGACCGGCTTTTCGATGATCCGCGTCCAGCTTTCGCCGCCACTGGCATAGGATTTGACCAGCTGGAATATGGTTGTCGCGCCATCACCATTGCCCAGTATCTGATCGGTCGGTGATGGCGCCTGGTCGGGGGCGGCCGAGCGATTGTCGAACGGGTCGCGGAAGCGAAACCCGTGCAGCGGACCGCGCCGCGCCTCGAAAAATTCAATCAGGGTGTGGATATCAGCCAAGGACCGCACACCCGGCCCGGCATCATAGCGGCGGCGACTGTCGGCCCAGGGCGTGTTGCGTTGCTCGCGGCCGGACAGGAGCGGCACGATCTGCGTGCGCCGCTCGGGACCACCCGAGGCCCCGATCGATACGGAGAAGGGAAAGCGGATCTCGTGAAACACGCTCATGACCAACGCCGCCCCTCATCAACCGCCCGGGCGAGGCTGCGCGCGATGCGGGCGCGCGATTGCGCCACGGCACGTTCGCTGTCGCCACGACTACCGGGTGGCAGGGTGAGATGGATGTGCACCGTCTTGCCGCCAGCCGGTGCGCCGATCTGCCCGCTTGTGCCCGGCACGAAGACTTCCGGCCCGCGCTCGCCGACCAGATAGGCCGCGCCTGCCTGCACCGGCCCGCCCTCGGCCCGGGCGCCGGACGGCGTCACCGACCCCAGCACCCGGTCGATCAGCCCGGCCAATGGGCGTTCGATCGCCTGCTGCGCCGCCAGCCGGGCCAGATCAGCCAGGATGGCCTCAGTCATGCGCGAAAAATCCGCCTCACCCGAGCGCGCCGCCCGGCCAAGCGCCTGCTCGATCCGGCTGCCGGCGCGTTCAAAAGCCGTCTCCAGCGCCTCAGCGGCGCGCTGACCGGCTCCGTCGGCGAATTCGTCCAGCGGATTATCGGAAGAGGATGGACTCATCTCTCGGCCTCCTTGCCAGAATTGTCAGGAAAACGGGCGCGCAGGGCGTCCAGCCCGGCCCGGTCGAGCGGCGGCGGACCGCTGGCGGCGGTCAGGGCGCGCCACTCGACCAGCGACAGGCGCCAAAGCGCGTCAGGCATCAGGCCGAGCGCCAGCCCGGTGCGCAGGATGGCAGCCCAATTCATGCCTCCATCCCCGCCGCGAGGCAGGCGGCAACCGCATCGGCCGCTTGCGTCAGCGACAGCGGAGCGGCCTTGAGGGCTTCCAAGGTGATGGCACTGCCGCCACCGCGAGCCAGGATTTCAACCAGGCGCAACAGCCGGTCGGCATTCAGCGGCCCGCCGTCCCGGTTCAGCGCTTCGATCTCGGCCAGCGCGCCCAGTGTGAGACACAACGTCAGCCGCATCTCACCGGCGAGAAGTTCGACCTCGCCGCGTTGCGGATTGGCCATCTCAGAGCGCCGCAAACACCAGCGGACCGGCCGAGGCCAGGCTCATCGACCAGGTCGCCTCGCCATCATGGCGGCCGGCATAATCCAGCGCCGCGACCTGAAAAGGCCCGGTCAGCGTGCCGAAATCGGGAATGACGAGCTGCCAGGCCAGCGCCGCCTGATCAAAAAACGCCTGCCGGATCTGTGCATCTGCGGCGACATCCACAAAGACACCCGAGCCGGACACGGAACAGGTCTTCACGCCTGCCCCGGCCAACAGCTCGCGCCAGCCTTCAGCACTGTCGGCATTCGTCACATCCACCGTGCGCGCATTGAGCGAAATCGTCTTCAACCGCAGCCCGGCGGCACTGGTGAACACGGGCGGATCACCGCCATCGCCGATACGGATCAGGATATCGCGGCCGGATTGCACGCTCATGGCAAGGCTCCTTCATTCGGGGATCAGGTCTGGGTGTCAGGCACAAAAAAACCGCCCGGTTGGGGGCGGTTGGGTGGGGTGGGGGTAGGTGGGGGCCGGTCAGGCCCAGCGTTCGGCCTGCCTCTGATATTGCAGGTAGAGTGCCTCGCGGCCATCGCGCTCACGCTTTTCGGTGACATAGGCGGAGAAGTCCTGCCAATCCGCAACATAGCTGGCGCGCCACCACTGCTTGATGATTTCCTCGTCGAGCGCACCCAGGCTGATCCCGATCGCGGTCGCCTCATAATAGTTGAACAGCTTGGTGATCACCTCCGCCGCATCAATGGCGGCCTGGCGGTGTTTGACGAAATGACCTTCGACCTCGGCCAAACCATAGGGACCCGGCCCGGTTTTCTTCAGGCTGTCGATCACGGCCTTGAATTGCTCATTCATCTCGATCAGGTCGCGATCACGGGTCTGCTCGATAATGTGGTCAAAAGACTTGGAGACCTGGTCGCGCTTGCGGGCTTCATCATGATCCATGCGGTTGCGCCGACGCGCATCCCGGTAGGCCAGCCACGCTATCCCGACCGACAGGAGCAGGACAAATGGCGACATGGCCGGCAGAATTTGCAACAGGCTCAAAATGCCCCTCCTGTGCGCGCCGACCTTTGGGCGCCGAAATCACGCACAACTCTCACTCACCACCTTAGCGGGCATGTGCGGGCACAAAAAAGCCCGGACAAGCCGGGCCGTGCAACGCGCCGCCAATCAGCGATTCGTGCCCTCGAGCCGGTTGGTGCCTTCACGATTGCTACCCTCAATCCGGTTTGTACCTTCACGATGCATCACAAAACTCCTGATCGACTTGTGGCAATTTTTAGCCGGTTTCGCCTGTCTGGTCTATAGCGCAGGCGCGCTTACCGGGCCGTAAACAGTCACCCCTTCCGGCACCACTTCTGACCCGCAAGCGCCAATATAGGCAGCAATTGTGCCGATTTCACGCCGACACCTGCGCCCCCGCCACAGCCCTTACCCGCAACAGTCCGCGTTTCAAGCGTCGGTCCCGCGTCGCAAAGACGTCGCGATAGGTCGGCGTCAGGCTGATCAGGCGCCAGGGGGCAGGCAGATCCGGTGACGCACTGGCAACCGCATCGGCCAGGGCCGTGACCACCGGGTCGGGATCGCCATCGCGATGCCAGACATCAAGTGTCAGGCGGATGTCCAGCAGGCGGACATCATCGGCGCCGCTTTCGCGCGTCTCCACGCGGCCCCAGCTGGCGTGCGGGAAGGCTGCACGTCCGTCGCGCTCGTCATAAAGTCGCAAGGGATCGCCCAGCAGGATCATCACCGCCGGATCGCTGGCAAACTGCGCTGTCAGGGCCGCGCGCAGAGCCTCAATCACGCCGCTCACAACATCACCGGACGGAAAGGCCGGATCAGGTCGGCCACGCCGGGCGGCAGGGCACTGGCGCCGCCCGTTTCCGCAAGATGCACGGTGAGCTGGAGAATGGCTTCGCGCAGCGGCGCCGGCACGTCATCAGGCTGGTCGCCATAGCCGCAGCGAAAGCGGATCTCGATCCCCGCTGCCGCCCGGCCCGGCTGCGGCCAGCTCATGCCCGGTCGCAGGACCAGCCGCCCCGGAGCGCTCAGCGTGTCGACAAAAAACGCCGCCGGATCAATCTCCGACGGCGCATCATCCAGCCCGTATACCGTGACCGCTTCCAGCGCGATCAGGGGCGGTTTCAACAGGCGAAACCGCGTCCCGAAGGCCGAAAGACGCCCCTCGCCCCACCAGACATCGCGGCGCTCGAGCCAGGTCTGGGAGAGAAGCGCCCGCCCGGTATCCCGCTCGACACGCGCCCGGGCGGTTTGTATCCAGTGGTTGATCGCGTCATCCTGCGACGCATCCGCCACCCGCAGGCGGGCCCTGGCTTCGGACAGGCTGACAGGCTCCGCGGCGGGCGGGTCAAGGAGTGTGAGGGACATGGGGGGAAACTCCGTTTCAGAGGACGAAGATGGGGTCCGCTTTCCGCCCGAGGCGGTGAAGCCGTTCTGGGTCGAGGTCGGGGTTTTCACACTGGCCGGTCTGGCCAGTGTGGTGGTCTGGGTCGTGCTTTTGCGTTTGTGGGTTGTAGACCCGGTGCCGATAGTGTTGATGCCCATCTTGCTGACACCGATCATTCCGGCCGTTGTGCTGCCGCCAGTCTTTCGCGCGATCCTGCGCCCTGTCCTGCGCCGCCGGGCACAACTCGGCCCCGATCCCCTGCCCTGGTGGTTCAAGGTTTATGGCGTGGTCTGGGCAGCCGATCATGCGCGTGATGTCTCGCCGGCCTGGCATATCGAGGAAGACCGCCTGCACCTGCCGGTGCTCGGCCATGGCGCGGGCGTGTTCGTCGGCGGCCTGATCATCGCGATTGTCCTGGCCCTGATCGAGCCACAAGCCGGCGCTTGGCTGTATTTCCTCGCTCCGCCACTGACTATTATTACCGCCCCGTTCGCGCTGCTGATGCTTTTGAGCGCGGTCGCCAACATCTACCGCATGGGGCGCTTGCGAGCGCGCGGCGCGGCATCGAGCTTTCCCTTTGTCGGATGGCATTATGACTGAGCACCTCAGCGCGGACTGAGCCATAAATCCCTTGTCAGCCAAAAGGCCGTATCCGGTTTTCCAGCTCAAGGGTGAAACCGCGGAGCGGCGCCTGCGGCGCCCTTGACCTGGAAAACCGGATACGGCGACGTCCCGGCAAGGGGTGTATGGCGGGGTGAGCGCCCGGAGGCGCGTCACACCGACCACCACAAAACACCGTCATCCCACGGTGGCCGCGTAGCGGTCATCCGGGGGACCTGCGCTTGCCCGTCGACGGTTTGGCTGAGGTCCCCCGGACAAGCCGGGGGATGACGGTAAATTTGCACAGGATCAGGAACTCAGCTCTCGCCGAACTTCAGCAGCTTGATCGCCTCGAAATCCTGCACCCCGCCGCCAACGCGTTTGGTGGTGTAGAAGAGGACATAGGGTTTGGCGCTGAACGGGTCGCGCAGAACCTCGACGCCCTGGCGGTCGAGGACGAGATAGCCGCGGGCGAAATCGCCAAAAGCAATCGAATGGCTGTCAGCGCCGATATCGGGCATGTCCTCGGCCTCGGTGACCGGATAGCCGAGCAGGGTCGAGCTTGCGCCCTCGCCCAGCGCCGGCTGCCAGAGATAATTGCCGTCGGCATCTTTGAAGCGGCGCACGGCAGAGACCGTCTGACGGTTCATCACGAAACGGCCCTTGGCGCGATAGGCGGTCTTGGGCGCATAGATGAGGTCGATCAGCGCATCGGCCGGATCTGCCGCATCGAAGCCGCCCGCCGTGCCGGTCGCGACATAGCCCAGCTCCCCCCAGGCCTGTGTGCCCTCGGCAACCGCCGTGTAGTCCAGCAGACCGCGCGGCTTGTTGATGCCGTCGCCGGCGACAAAGGCCGCGCTTTCCTGGGCGGCGAAGACATCGCGGACCTCTTGCGCCAGCCAGTCCTCGACATCGACCATGGCGTCATCGAGCAATTGCTGGGTGGCGGCCGGCATGGCGTAGAGCTCGGCAGCGGGAAATTCGATCAGTTCGAGGCTCGGCGCATCGGTCTCGGGGCGGGCGGCCGTCTCCGACACCCAACCGGTCGCTGCGCCGCCGCGCGAGACCGGTTTGCGGAACACGCCCATGGTGCTCTGGCGCACGGTGGCGATCGAGCGGATCGGCGAGGCTTCGGCCAGCAGGCGGTCGATATGCGCCTCGGTCTCGACCGGCACGACATGACCGCCCTCGCCGGGCGTACCGGCGGTCGCGGACTTGCCCTCCCCGATCTGGCCACTGCGCATATAGGCGGCAAAGCCGAGAGAGGCCGCGGACCTGTCCGCACCGGTGGCGAGGCCCGGACGGGCGGCCTCATGGACCAGCCGGTCGAGGGCGGATTTCTGGCTGTCGAGGGCCTTGTCGATGCGGGCGACCTTGTCTTCCAGCAACACGTCGGCAGCGGCCCGCGTCTCGATCTCGGCGAGGCGCTGGTCATTGGCCTGTTTGAACTGTTCGAAGGCAGCCAGCAGCTCGCCCATCACCGCGCGGCTGTCACCGGTCGCGGCTGTCATCTTGGTTTCCTTGCTCACATAAATCTCCTGGGGTTGGAAAAGGGTGGGAGTTGTCAAAGGGTGGAAAGTCAGGCGGCGACACGGTCGCCCGCCGGAGCCACAAGACGCAGGCGCGCCTGGGGCAGCATGGGGAAGGTCACGATGGAGACTTCCCAGAGATCGATCGCGGTCAGCAGACGGCCCCGGACCTTGCGAGGCCGGGCCGCGCGGGTGCGAAAGCCGATGGACAGCCCGTCCACCGCGCCGCGCCGGACCAGCGCCGCTGTCGCCCGTCCCCGCGCGCCGGTGGCGAGGATTTCGCCGCGCACGAACAGGCCGCGCGCGTCTTCGGTGATCGCGGTCCACACGCCGACCGGCTCGAACGGATCGTGCTGGAACAGCATCGGAATGGTGCGGCGGGTGGCGAGCGAGGCCGCAAAAGCGCCGCGCGCCACAACATCGCCGCCAAGGTCAGCCAGCCCGAACAGGCTGGCATGACCCTCGATGGCGAGGGTATCTGGCATGGGAGGACTCCGGGTTTGGGGGGGGAAGATTGAAATCACTCGCTCACCGTCATCCCACGGCCGGCGCACAGCGCCGGTCCGGGGGACCCCGGCTAACCGGCTGGCGGGATGGTTGAGGTCCCCCGGACAAGCCGGGGGATGACGGTGGGTAGATGGGAGTTGGAATAGAGTTGGAAATTCAGCGCCGTCGGCGCGCAATCATCCATGGATCACTTGTCAGCCAGCAGGCCGCATCCGGTTTTCCAGCTCAAGGGTAAAACCGCGTAGCGGCGCTTCGCGCCCTTGACCTGGAAAACCGGATGCGGCGACGTCTCGGCAAGCGATGAATGGATTGGTGGGCGCTGCGGCGCCTCACTTCAATATCGAAAAAACTCACTCCTCCATCCGCCGCTCGATCCGCACCAGGCTCTCGCGGGCCAGGCGCATCTCGGCTTCCAGCCTCGCCAGGCGTTCGGCCAAAGGGCTGGCGCGGTCGCTGACATGTTCGAGCTGGTCGAGACGTTCACCGACCCGGCCGGACCAGATCAGAGCGCCGGAGGTTTGCAGGAGGATGGCGAAGACCAGGCCGAGGGTGACCTGTTTCTGGACGGTCCAATTGTCGGCCTCACGCATGGCGCGCCTCCTTCTGGCCGTCCTCCAGGACGGTGAAATCCGGCTTGATCTCCAGCTCCGGCGTCGCCCAGGGCCGCAGCCAGACGCTCAGGGCGCGGGCCATTTTCATCACCAGCGGACGCACGGTCTGGCGCAGGAAGGCGGCATTGGCCTCGGCGTAATTGGCGTGGGTATTGTCGCCGGGCAGGCCGAGCAGGAGCGGCGGCACGCCGAGGCCCAGCGCGATCTCTCGCGCCGCTTCGCGGCGGGCGGTGGTGAAGTCCATCTCGGCCGGGCTCAACGCCATCGGCGTCCAGTCGAGCCCGCCTTCCAGCAGCAGCGGACGTCCGGCATTGTTCGGGCCGGTATGGCTGGCCTCCAGCTCGGCTTTCAGACGCTCGAACTGGTCCGGCGAGAGCTGGCCGTTCTCGCCCTTGAAAACCAGCGCGCCGGACGGCCGCGCCGCATTGTCCAGCAGGGCGCGCGCCCAGTCGGAGCCGGCGGTGTGAAGATCCAGCGCCCGGCCCACCGCCTCCAGTGGTGAGAGGCCATAATGATCATCGCCGGGATGGAAGAGGCGGATGTGGAAAACCGGGCTGCGGCCCGAGGCCCGATCGCGCTGAAAACGACGTTTCCGGCCGGCCGCCGCATACTCCCACCCCTCCGGCCAACCGGTCGGCCCGGCCAGTACACGCATGCGATCCGGGCGCAAAAGATGGAGCGCGCGCGGTTCATCGGCCAGGCTGGCAAGCTCGAGATAGGCATTTCCCGCCAGCTGTAGATAACCATAGAGCGTTTCCCACAGCTCCGGCCCGGACTGGTCCGGATTGGGCATGTCCAATAGCCGGGTGATCTCCGCGTCTGACGCGGTCAGCGGCACGGCGGCGGCGGCCTCCGCGGTCAGCCGGACGCAGCGATGGACGATGGCATTGCGGGCATAACCGGCCTGCATCATCGCCGGCAAGGCGCGCGGCGACCATCCGGTCTGCGACCCCGCAGTCAGGGCAATGAGACGGCTGGACAGGGCGGATTTCTCCTCCCGGCCAAACAATCGGTCGAGCCAGTGGGGCATGGCTGCCTCCTTTTGGTTGATGGTGACAGGTGACGGATCACAGCCGCCGCAAACGCGGCGCCCCGACCCGCCCCAGCACAAGATCACTGATCGCCCAGACCAGCGCGTCGACGCGGTCGGGGCTGGATTTGGGACCATCGGCGGCGCCAAAGGCGCACATCTGGTCTTCCAGGGCCGGACAGGGCCGCGCATGGCGGACCCGGCCGGCGGCGTAGAGGGCGGCCACCGGTTCGGCGCGGGCGCGTTTGCCGCGGCTGGCATGGACCAGGCGCACGGGCAGGCCGGGCGCGGCGGCCTGCAGGACCGAACGCACCATTTCCCCGCCCTGGTTGGCTTCGGCGATCAGCGCATCGGCGCTGTAATCCTCAAAGGCGGTCGCGGCGCGGGCGGCCCAATCGGCGGGCAAGGCCGGGCCGAAGGACAAGTCGGCCAGCACCACAGCGCAGCGGGCCGGTCCCTCGCCCTGCGCCCCGGCCACCACAATCCCGCATTCATCCGAGCGCGGCCCGCCACTGGCCGGCGGGTCGAGTGCCACCACGATCCGGTCCAGCTCCGGCACCGGATGACCCGTCTCGAGCCGTGCCGCTTCGATCTGGTCCCGCGTCCACAGCGCGCCTTCGGGATCATCGATCAACAGGCCTTCGACTTCCTGCCGGCCCAGCATCGAGCCGCCATAGGCGGCGTTGAGCGCTTCGACAAAGCCCGGCGCCAGATTGGCGGCATTGGCGGCGGTCGGTTGATGCGTCACCCGCACCGGCCCGTTCGGATCCCAGCTCTTGACCAGGGCTTTCAGGGCCGGGATCGGGCGCGGCGTGGTGGTCAGCAGGATTTGCGGTGCACCGCCCAGCCGGACCCCCATGCGCAGCGTGTCGAGTACACGTTGCGGGTCCGACCAGGCGGCGAACTCATCGCCCCAGGCATAGTCAAATTGCGGCCCGCGCAACCCGTCCGCATCCTCGGCGGAAAAGGCATAGGCCAGGCTGCCGGAGGGAAAGACCAGGCGTTTGCGGCTGACTTCATAGCGCGGCCGCTCGGCCCGCGAGCCCAGTCGCAACAGGCCGGACGGCCCCTCGATCATCACTTCGCGGACATCATTGAACGTCGGCCCCACCAGCGCGATCCGGCTCACCGTCCGCAGCGCCCGGTGACGCACCCATTCGGCCCCGGCGCGGGTCTTGCCGGCGCCGCGACCACCGAGGAATAGCCAGGTCCGCCACTCACCCGGCGGCGGCAGCTGTGGGCCCGTCGCGCGGTAGCGGAAGTCGGTATGGATCGCGTCGCGGGCCGGCGGCTTCGCCGTCTTCCACGCCCTCACCCGCTCCCGCATCGTCATGGTCCAGAATGTATCGACGAAGGAAAGCATCGTCGCGAGCGTGTCGGGCGGCGTCAT